CTACGGTGCGCATGGCTCCTTATAAAATGCAAATCCATTTTTTCCGTTTTTCTTCACTGTATACATCGCAGCATCCGCCGCTGCCAGAAGTTCCGTTGCATCCGCTCCGTGTTCCGGCCACACCGCGATTCCGAGACTGACTCCCAGTGCCTCGTCCGCCTCTCCCATTCTGCACGGCTTTTGCAGACGTTCCATCAAACCAGATGCATATCGCTCTATGACCCTGTAATCGCCGCAGTCGATCAGTGCTACAAACTCATCTCCTGCCAGGCGGTACGGTGTGAAATGGCCATCCTCCACCGCCAGCGACCGAAGTGCCACTTCGCGCAGCACCTCGTCCCCTGTATTGTGTCCGTAGGTGTCGTTCACCCGCTTAAAATTATCCAGATCATACATAAAAACCGTAAATTCTTCCCCGGAGACAATCCGCTGCCTGATATCTTCCATAAAGACACTACGGTTCTTAAGGTGTGTCAGTACATCGTAATGCGCACTGTAAGACAGTTTTTCGTTTGCCCTGGTAATCACTTCGTTCATTTTGCGCCGGCGCATATTGTCCACCGCCAGCCATACCACCATTGCCAACGCCACGGCAGCAATCACCAGCGTTGCCCTGATCGTATCCCGGTTCTTTTCCCAGAAGGTCTCCCTGTGATTGATGATGACTGCATCCCCGGGAAGCTTTGATGCACTGATTCCAAACCTGCGCATCACATTTTCATCAAAGCAATATACCTTCGGCGGCTCCATCACAATGGAGATCCCTGCACAATCCGTGCCCTCCAGTATCTGCACCGCCATTTCTCCTGCCCTTTTTCCCATCTGTTCCTGCGAGACAATCTCGCCGCCTAAAAATCCTTTTCCCATACCGTGCGAGACAATCGAAAACATCGGAATCTGCGCCACATCACTCAGCATCTGGATGGATTCCGCCGCCGCGTACACATTCCCGTCGCCATCCCTGCTGCACATAATATAGACCAGAATGCTCTCCTCCCCCAGCGCAGCAACCTGTCTTTTTAATTCTTCCTGGGAGAGCTTTGAAGCGTCGATCTCTACAAAGTCCAACTCTGGAAAAACAGTATCGTAATACTGGAATTCCTTGCGTTCGCCCTCTCCGGTCACCGTATCATCCAGTATTCCTACCACCTGTCTTGCATCCGGATACAGCTTCTTTGCCAGCGTGATCGTATTCTCATAAGAGAGCGTCTCAACCACGCCCGTCACAAGCGGGTCTGCTGCCGCCTTCTTCGCCAGTTCCCCGTCATTGACTCCCTCAAAAACAACCGGCGTCTGCGCAAACAGCTCATCCCGATACGTCATTGCAAACTGAAACGCCGCATCATCCCCTACAATCACAACATCATACGCCGGAACCATCTTCAGATAGTATGTTAGCGTCTGGTAAAATAGCTGTTCACTCTCCGCCGTCTCGACATTTTTGGTATCCATAAACTGATAATCCAGCTGTACACCAGCGCCCAATGCTTCTTTTATACCGCGAATCTGTTCCGGAACCGTCTCCCATGCATAGGAATAGGAACTGATAAATAATACCCTGCCGGTGATTTCCCCAGCGTCCGGTACCAGTTCTTCTGCATATGCCGGAATGCCTCCCACACAGATAAGAAGTGCAATAGCAAAAAAAATTCGGTACCCTTTTTGAATCCATCGACGTTCTATCACAGACACTCCTCCTCCCTATCCGTATATCAAAATTTTCCACCCTCCCGCTTCTATTGTCAATATTTTTTCACTGTTTTTTTACGGTTTTCTGATATTTTACAACCGCCGGATCCGTCATCTGCAGCGTCCTCTTCCACTCCCTGCTTTCCCCCACTTTCTGCACCGCGGAACGGTTCTTATACAAAAAGCGCGTCAGATTATAACAGTCCACCCAGATCTCGTTGTTTCCCTCTTTCTGCGCCTCGTCAAAGATCAGCTGCAGCCCGAAATGCAGATGAACCGTGTCTATGTTGTTGACATTTTCCTTCGTGCTGTACCCGGTATGCCCCATATAGCCGATCACATCCCCTGCCGTCACGACATCGCCCTCCTTCAACTGTTCCCGGTACGGATAGTTCTGGCGCAGATGCGCATAATAATAGTAGCGCTTCCCGTCAAAGCTGCGGATGCCGATGCGCCATCCGCCGTACTGGTTCCAACCGATCGCTTCTACGTAGCCGGATTCTACGGCGATGATTGGGGTTCCGCTAGGAATATAAAGTACCCCCCGGAGAGTCAAGAAAACTTGATTCACCGGGGGTGGGGGAGAAAACGCCCAGCCAGATGGCTGGGCGAAGCTTATTCCGAAGAAAAAGTATCTTTTTCATATTCTTCTTGCTGAAACTTACTTATGTTGTCTTCCTGTCTTTTTGCAATGCTTTTAAACTTATTAGCTTTTTCCTTTCCCCGTTTTATATCTTCTGCAAACACTTGTCGCATAATAACAACCATTCTTTTTACAGAAACTGTAAATAAAATAATTCCATAAATCAAATACCCCATACCCATTACATATAATACGTTTATAACATTCTCATGTAAATTAAATGACGTCACTTTCGTACAAATACTTGTTATAAACTCGCTATAAGCTATAAAGATTAAAAAAAGCGAAATAAATGCAGATATAACGAACATTATTATACTATCTACGACTATATTGCACTGCGTTACCAAAATACTCGTTTCCTTAATCCCTTCTATTGTTTTCGTTGATGAAAACGACAATAAAATCCCAAGTACCGTGAATGAAAAACCTGCAAAAACCGTACTTACAGTAATAATATTGAATTGATAATCTTTCATATTGCTTTCCCTCTGTGGGATACTTAATAATCCCCAATAGTTATTAGCAACATATACTATAAAAAAAATTATAAATGCTATAAACACTTTTACAATGCGTTTATTCAAACACTCATCTCCTTATCAAAGGCAATATAAAATCTCTCGACTCATTATATGAAAAAACCATATTCTCATAATTAATCTGTGCAAGCTCCGCCTGGTTGTAATACACTCTTTTTTGGTTTTCCATTCTATAAGCAGGAATATCTACCGGATAAAAATAATTTTCTTCGTAAAAATTGTATTCTCGAGCTTTTATATTCTGCGCCTTACCCTTTATGCTTGCCTTCTTAAATCTGGTTGTTCCAAATCGGGCAATAATATCCTGAATTGCATCAATAATTCCATTCGACTCTTCCGTATCCGTTGTTAATAAGTGTCTTGAAATACTAGATTTAATATCCAACGATACGGATATATGGTCATTTGTTGCTGACCTAAGAATATTATTACCATTTTCCCCTAAAACATTTTCCAAAATTGCAGGATCTGGATTGGGAAGTTCTAATGTTATTGAACTAATTGACGCCCCTTCTTTTCCATAAAATTTCTGCACACCATTAGCATTAGGTATTGCGATCAGTTTTATATTGTATTCATCACTATACATTTTAAAAAGGTCAACTACAATATTTTCATTTGGTGCCCCTTGTGCAGAAATAATTTGTAACACACACGCTTCATAATTTACATAAATATATGTGTATAATTCAATACCTTTTTCGTCCTCACTATATCCCGGTAATACCGACTCTGCAACTTTCGTATCATAATCTCTCCCAATAACAGTTCCGGTTGGTCTTTGTTTGGATGCTCTAGCAAAAAAATAGTTATCTTTATATCGATATACATCTAACATAGTATGCAAAGATTCAGCCACACCCGTCAAATCAAGCGTTGTAATTCCATCATTTACTATTCCATTTGTGTCAATAATTTCTTTTAACAAATCAGGAATCTTTTTGAAATTACACACTACATTCTGTTCTTTGTAATACAATTCTACGGAAAAGAAAAAAGCTTTTTTATTCATAATTTGCTCCTCCAACGTTTTTCTTTTATTATACTACATCAGTACTGAACTACAAGAAAAACTTGAGAAAAGTGTCGAAATATGTTATACTACATACAACTTAATTAAGCCAAGTAGCTCGGTTTCGTCCCAACGTTCCGGGCTATTTTTATGTGATTATAATATCACTTCATCGAACAGATGTTCAATGCGCATTTTTTACAAATTTTCTACCCTCCAAATGCTAAAAGTTTCTGAATATCCCGTATATTCTTTATTTCAGATGTCAAAAAGCCGGCGGGATTTCTCCCACCGGTCATACTCTTACAGTGCTTCCAGTCCCGCTTTCCAGCTCATCTTACCGACAATTCCATCCGCCGTCAGCCCGTGGTTGCCCTGCCAGGTCTTGGTCATGCTCTCGGTGCCGCTGCCGAAGATGCCGTCCGCCGCCGCGCCGATGATGATCTGCCATACCTTTACTGCATTGCCCTTGCTACCCTTTTTGATCGTCTTCATATTATAATCCTCCGTATTCGTTGAAGTGGTCGTTGCCGCGGTTGTACCGGTGCAACTTACCGCCTTGTTAAATAATGCCTGCTCTGCTTTTCTACGCCGCGTCAGCCCTGCCAGCACCTTTCCAGCCGCTTTGTTGTAACTTGGCATTGCCAGCGCGATCTGCGCCGCCGTTCTGCCCTTGCAAAGCTTCCGGAGGTTTCCGGCGCCCAGATTAAAAGCAAAGGATACCAGCGCATCGAACTGGTTCTGGTTGAGATTTTCGGTGATCGGAACGTATCTGGGATTGTTGACGTATCCCTCAAACTTCGCAATGTCCTGCTGCAGATATGCGTCCGCCTGCGCCTGTGTGATCGTCATACCGCTATGTACGCCAGCCGTGTGACCGTACCCAATGGTCCATACACCGGCGGCGCACCGGTATGCTGCCAGTCTGCATCCCTCATACTGCTTGATAAGGGCAAGTCCTGCCTGTCCAATTCTTTTGTTCGCCATAAATTATCCCTCCACTTCCGGAATTCCTGCAACAGACGTGAGCAGCGACACAACACCCGCCACAATCGCGGATGATACTACCATCTTCCAATCTACTGCCGAGATTACTGCTCCGGTACCGATTACTGCAACCGCAGTCTGCGCCATCGTCTTAAGCGCTCTGATGCCCGCGGCTTTCGCCCATTTCTGCGTGTCTACTGATACTCTGAGTACACAATTTTTCAACATACTACTTTCCCTCCTCTAAGTCCGCAATGCGGTGATTGATAACTTTTACCTGCTCCTCGATGACCGGCACACGCTGCGCGAAGTTGTTGTGCATCCTTACCTCTCTGGTAAGCTCGTCCAACTTACAGTCCGTGACCGCCTGCGCCATCTCAAGTTTGTGATCCGTCTTTTTCTGACCACTGCTGACCGTCATTACAGTGCCGATCAGCGTCAGTCCGCCTGTTATAAGTGCTGTGATGATTGATTCCATATCATTTCCTCTCTTTCTTTATAATAAGTATAAAACACTGCTTATGCAGGTTTGTGCCAACTGAATAGCGCCGAACGTTCGATCACAAAGATCAATTATTCGGCGCTATGACTATGGTTCTGTTACTGTTTTGCTTCTTCAATTTTCTGCAGCCGGCTCTCGATTTGTGTTAAGGCCGCATCTAACTTCTCCCAGTTCTCGTTCTGCGCTGCAACATCATAAAATTCATGTTCCTCCGGTACGTTAAAGCCATAATTCTCCGTCTGTTTCATGATTCTCCTCCTACATCATAGTTGTATCTTCCTCGGCACTTTTCTTCGCCAGTTCCTCATATGTCTCCCCGGTGATCTCCTCATATTCCCCGGCTGTGATCCACTTTCCTACCGCATTGTACACACGGGTTTTGCTCCAAAGATTCTTGTCATAATACCCTTTTACCTTTTCATAATGTTTACTCATCCAATGTCACCTCCATCTGCATAGCCAGATAATCCATGTCGGCAGCAAGCTTCTGAATATCGGTTGTATTTCCATCAACCGTCTTGTTTGTCTCGCTGACTGTTTCCGCCATCTCCGATGCGGTTGCCGATGCCTCCGCAAGTTTTGATGCCAGATCCGTGACGCGCTGCGAATAGTCGTCACTTTCTCTTCCGAGAACTACCGTCGTATGATTATCCTCAAGCACCACACGTTCAAGCACCACATACTCAGTGATAATGCTGATCCGCTCGTCATGATCGTAAATCTCCAGCCGTGCCAGATCATTTTTGACCGAAAAAATATCCTGCAAAGCTTCGCAGGACTGGTTTTCAAATACAATATTCAATTTTCCGTTTTCATGGTTTGCACTTACAATTTCGTAAGTGTCCTTTAATGTTTTTAGTTTCATAAATTTCTCCTTTTCTATTTTTCGTTACAAGAAATACCAGGACGGCAATTGGGTTGACTTGTGTTTAAAATAGATTAAGCATATTTTGCACCATAGATATCAACACGGAATATATTACCCTGATGCATCATAACACTATGGGTTCCTGCCTGTGCTTCAGCCGCAGATTGGCATACATATATATTGCCCCATACTATTTTTCCGTCACTGCTCCAGTATTTTCGCGTGACCCGTCCATCTTGTGTAAACCGTAGCCCCGAAAAATTTTCATTTCCGCCATAATGATTCTGCGCGAGCAATAATTCTTTTGTATCATAAGCGTTAATAGTATTCGCAGAAAGGATCACTTCGACAGATGTCTGGTTGGGATCAAAAGTCAGCTTTGACATATTGAGCGCTGATCTGAAGCTGTCCATATTAAACATATGTGTGTGGGGACTACACCCGGCATAAATGCCAAAGTTATCACATAGCATAATGTCTAAATGGATATCACACGTGGTGTTACTTGTAAGTATGCAGCATCCATTTACCAATGTTACAAATTTAACACCATTTTCAGTGACTATATTCCAGTAGTCTCCTTGCAAACTAATAAAGTATGCACCATATTGTGATGCAGATATTTTTTGGGCAAGCAAATTATTTATCTCTGTTTCAGTATAGTATCTGCCGTCATGGTCACCTGAACTCTTATGTTGCGTGAAAGCTTTGTTTAGCACATCAATCAGCGCGCCCAGCGATCCCTTAACATTCGGATTCGCCTGTCTGGCATCCAGTGCATATCCCGCTTCTGTGACTGTGTTCGTGTTCTGCACTGCAGTTTTGAGCAGCCGCTTGTCAATCTCGCTCTCCGCCGTCTGGAAGTTCTCATTGACCACCGCCAGATCCGCAGTGTCTTTTCTCTCAAACAGCTTGAATTTGAATAAATCCGTAAGTTTCATCTCATACCTTCTTTCTGATTCCTATATCCGCAACCTCTTCCACTGTGAAGCGTGCCAGATCATCCACTGTATACGCCGCTATATTCTCTACCGCAGCACTTAAATTCCGGGGGATGCTCAAATTCCGCAATTCCCAATGTGTAAACTGCGCCAGAATAATATGTGGATATGGTTTGAGCGCCTGGTACTGATTGTACAGTAAAGAAAGATTCAACTGTAAGTTGCATGGAACTATCTCTTCCAGCATTTCCGCGACCACATCATACTGATTCTTCTGCGCAAGTCCTACCTTAACCGTTACGGTCTGGCCGGCAATGTCCAGATCCAGCGTATATTCAGCTCCGCATAGTTCCTTTAGCTTCTGATTGAGGAAAGCATAATTGTACGGCAGACACACATTCCACTTTGTTATGCATCTGAAAATCCGGTCTTCCAACGTATCATCTGCCTTGGGCTGGATTCCCATGAGTTGCTCGTACCGAACAATGCCCTCCTCATCGCAGGTCACGATATAGCGGTTGGCAATGATCCTGTTATGTTCCGCCTCAATTATCTGGAACTCCGGTGTTTCAGCATCCATAGGTGCGGCAAGTTCCTTATACGCCTGCAAATACAAAGGGAGCAGTTCCTTAAGATTGATATAACGATCAGCCATAAGTAACCACCCCCAGTACCGGGATCTCATATTCTGTTAACTCGACGTTTCCCCCGCCGTTAAGCGTTGTACCGGTCACATCTACCACGCCTTTCACTCCCATGATCGCTGCATCAATAGACGCAATCCGCACAACCAGTTTCGACTGATTTTCCCAGTTCTTTCTAAGTCCGGCAAAATACTCCTCTATGGCTGTCTCGATCTGGGTCTTGCAGGTATTAAGGTCATACCCGTTATCATAGGTTATCGTCGCCGCAATATTAACAGTGACTTCGGATGCGGTGTCAACTGTCACCGCGTGCCCGATCGGTGCAAGGCCATCGCCATGCCCGTCTTTATTCGGGTCAAATTCTTTCTGCACCGTCTGAATCAATACATCCGTTGCCTTTCCGAAAACACTGTCTAAAATCACAAGCTTGACCGTTCCCGGACCATTCCATGCCCGGATCACTTTAACAGCGCCAACTCCTGCTATTCCCAGTGTTTTGTCATGATAGTCCTTTGCATTCCCGGCAAAAGCCCGTTCATTGAAAGATTCCTGATACCGCAATCTAAGAGTTTCGGTATCCTCGTCGTCCTCTCCGTAGATCAACACACGCGTAAGTTTTGCCGTTGTGAGCCCCATCACATACTCCACCGGGATAACATCCCCCAGGTATTCGTTCCCGGCAGCCCCCGGCTGCTCACAGGTTACCTGTCCGCTTGCAGTTACCTTATAAATGTGATCCCCGCCAGTAAACCGTGTTCCGACCGGTACCTCCACATCCGTCTCTAATTCCAGTACCGCATACGTAGCTGTCTTGGGTGTGATACCCCTATCCGCACATAACCGGATCAGGTACTCACGAGATGCTGTATCACCGAATGTCTCCGCCAGCATGCAATCAAATCCAACATACAGCGATGCCAATTCGACCGCCGCCGGTGCAAGCGCCATATATACAGGACTGCTTTCTCTCTTATCCAGCGTATCCGGAATGCGCTCAAGCATCCTCTGCATAATTGCATCAAACGTCTGCTCCTCGTACACTTATACATCCACCTCCTTCTGTGCCGGAACGCTTCCAAATTTCGTATGTGCAACGAACGTAACCAGCAATTTTCTTCCCTTTTTCTCAAACTCAAAACTATCGCATGAATCAATCCTGTCATCCTGCACCAGAGCCTCCGTGATGCGCCGCTCTACCTCCGGCATAACATAATCGATTGGTTTTCCGAACAGGTCCTTAAGCTCCACACCATAGTCCCACGAAAAAATAATATACTGATACCGCTCGGTATTCAGAATGTTATAGATCGCCTGCTTAATAGCTTCGACATCATCGCACTGCCCTATGATCCGTTCACTTTCCACGATCATTCTCGGACAGAGGGACGGTTGTTCTACCACTTCAACATTTTTCAACTGGTTTGATACCGGAATCATGCTTACACCACCTTCCCGATTACAAGATATTTCTGCCCGCCCTGCTGCCGGACCACCTGCACGCTGTCACCAACACTCAGACCGCTATGTACCGTCACCGTTAATTCGCCGCCATATTCATGGTTATGCTCCGGCGTACCGCCGTCCTCGGTATGCGTCGGCTTTACTGTCACCTTGATTTCACGCTCTTTCAAATGTTCCGGCAGAATCAGCATGCTTCCGCTGATCTCAAATCTCTGTTCGATTTTGATTTTTAAAGGGCTGGCGGATGTTACCGTCCCGGACATCACCGTAGCCGGATACCCGGCATCATTCGCATTCGTCGATACCTGCTGCACCGCCCGGACAAAATCATTTGCGTCATGCACTAAAATCACCTCCCGATACTGTCAAATCCATTGTGTGTTTGCTCTCGCCGTACTTGTGAACGCATTTTTCCACCAACATGAGATTCTGAAGCTTCACGTCACCGAGATCAAGCTGCACCACGACGAGCGATCCACCGCGCACCCGGGAGTCTCCGGCGGCATCCTTGACTGTCAGCGTCCGCGTCTCCTTATTGTAAAGCTGTAATAACGCGTCCGCCTTTGCCTGCCCGTTTTCTCCCTTTTGCAGCGCATCAAAATACTGTAAAATCCCCCACCTGTTGATATTGGATGAATCCTGTGCGATATAAACCTCCCGCTTCCCGGCATCCTCATTGTCATAAACCAGTTTGATCCGGTTATAGGTATTTTCATCGATGGAAGACTCATAGTCATAATTCTGGCCAGTTTCCGCATCGATCATGGTCGGTACATACATATCACCGAGGAAAGACAAATTCAGCTTTCCAAAATCGTCATGCAGGATGTACAAGTCCCCCGTATTCTGCAACGTCTGATCCAGGGCATTACTGATCATATCAAGCAGCGACACATTATCTTCCACCCGCGACGCGATCACCCACACCGTATTGGCAAGTGTACCGATGTTAAATCCATACTTCTCACCGATCAGCGCCACCACACCATCCGCCGTCTTATTCTCATATACGAGCGTATCCTTATTCTTCAGATACCGGATCTGGTCATATGCCGTAATCGTCACAATGTTACTGCGATCGCGTTTCATGCGAAAAATGAATCCATAGAACACTTCTTTTCCATCTGCATCCTTGAACCGAACCGGATCACCATTTCCAATATTGATTCCAGTGTCCACAAAGCTGAATTCGAGCACTCCGGGGCTGATCTGCCGCTCCGTCGTAACCTTCACTTCTTCTTTCACAGGCGGCATATACGCCGTGCTATCATGCTGTATCAATAACTCGTACATATGTCCCTCCTACGCCGCCGGAATGGCAAGTACCTGCCCCGGATAGATCAGATTCGGATTCCCGCCGATCACCGACTTATTGGCATTGTAAATCGTTCCCCACTTGCTTCCGTTCCCATAATACTGCTTTGCAATCTTCCACAGGCAATCCCCCTTTTTCACCATGTAAGACCCGCCGGACGGCGCGTTGGATGATGCCGCTCTTGCTGCCTGCATTGCAGCTCTCGGCTTCGGAAGCGAAATGTCAATCGTACACGCCTTGGTTGTAAACTCCCGGTACTGCCGGAGCTTCACTTTTACCGTTACGTCCAGCCCTTCCCCCGCATCCTCCACGATGTCGTAACTTTCAATCGATACCTTCATGCTGGTATCAAACAGACGCTGATTCGTTCCATCCGTTCGCGTGACTACATACTGAAATGCACTCTTGGCGCTCATCAGTGCCTCCAGCTTGTCCAGATAGTATTTTGCCGGGCGGAATCCGCTCGGGTACACCGCAAACGGGTACTGTACAGCCGGAAGCAGCAGCTCAAAATCCACGTCCGTCAGACCGGGGCTTTTTAAAATATTGGCTTCCCCCTCATTGATCAGTGTGACCGTTTCATTTTTGCCGTTAATTTTCATGGTGATCTTGGACGGCGTAACAGGAAATAAAATACCATCCATATACAATCTGTATGCCACGGTCATTCCTCCTTTCCTATTAAAAATAATATATAAAAAGAGAGCCTGTTTCCAAGCTCTCTAATTACCTTATGCTCCTATTGCATCCAACAGCATTTTTGCCGCTCTGTCTGCCTGCTCTTCATATTGCTCATGCATCCCACTATTGATAGTGTCGCCTTTGTCGTAGTGCAGATATGCGTGCGCCAGTTCATGTGCCAAATTGTAATTGACTTCCTCGATAGTTTGGAGATTTTGAGAAATTCCCATTCTCATCCCCTGTGGGTTTCCTTTAAGACGAGCATATGACACTGTGAACGGTACAAACTTCACTGCAATTTGATTTTGAGTTGCTAAGTGCATCAGCTTCATAAATACTTCCCCATTATCCATAAAGCTCCTCCTATGCAACAGCCAGTCTCTTCTTCGCTCTACTAATTGCCACATCGCACACAGCATTAACATAGTCTGTAACGCCTTCAAAACTTTTTAATTCTGCCTTTCTATTTGCAATTTCCTTCACCCACTCTGTTCTTAACTGCTCTATCTTCTCTGGTGCCATTCCATCAAGCTCATGCAAAAAGTTTTTTGTCATTTCATCCAACTTCTCATACATGCTAAGCCACCTCCCCGTATACTACCCGGCATTTATTCACTTTGCCGCTTGCAAGTTCCAGTTCAATGACTGTCGGATAACCGTTCTCCTGCAACCATTCCACTACTTTCTGGAAAACGCTGTCCTTATACTGAACCGTAACACCGTCGTGCCCGTTCCGGCTGTATGCCGTCCTCACGACTTCATCCGTGAAGATGTCAAGCTTCTGGATGATCGCGCTCACCGCCTTGTCATGCGGTCTGCCGGATTCCGAATAGATACCAATTTCTTTTGCAATAGTGGTACAATCCCACAGTTTCGGTGTATCAGAGATTACCGGGGCATTGACCGGATAACCGGAATCGGAATAGATCCTTACCACTTCAGCAGCTATGTACTTGGAATCCACTCCGGCATCGTGCAAGGCTTCCTTGATGTTCTTCACCATCATATTTACGGACGGGAGTTTCTCTTTCTTCTCGCTCTGCACCTTTTTGCTTGTCTTGCCTGCCTTGAACTTCTTCTCTACCTGGATGAAATACCTGCGCACCTGCTTGCCTTTTTCGTTACGCTCAAGCATTGCCATTTCCTTTGCGGTGTCAAGTCTGATGATGTGATCTTTCTTGGTCTGACCGGAAGGTGCCGAAATTTCGGCGGCTTCAAAGTCCTCGTATTCTACTGCATCGATATCTGCCAATCTTCTATCTATCCATTCACGATAACGGCTTTTTACTCCTAAAACTTCATGAAGTTCCGAACCATACACTACCTTTTCTCCGGTGCTTGTCTCGTATACCGGCACTAACTCATTTTCAATTACTGTTAAATTCTGCATTTTGCAATTCCTCCTTGCAAAAACTGGCGGAATCCCCTATAATGCAAATAGGAAATTCCTATGGTTAATAGGTTCCGTTTTGAGTAAACACGAACTTTGGTCGGTGGGTGTTTACTCTTTTTCTTTTTCATCTTCAATAATTTCTTCCACCTCTACATCTAGTGCATTTGCGATTTTACCAAGCGATTTTATTGATGGTTTCGTAATTCCTCGAGTATATCTCGAAACCGCTGCTGCCGATATGCCCGCCTTTTCAGCTAATTCACGTACTCCCACTTCTTTTCGTGCCATGATAAATCGTAACTTTTTTGCGCTTAATTCCATCTTCTCACCTCCTGTGAGTTTCATACTACCACCATGCAGGTTTACTGTCAACCCTTTTGTGTATATTATATACGTTTGATTATATTGGTTTGCTTTGTTGCGTTTTACAATACTTTGTTGTATCCTATATTCAAAGGAGGTCCTTCATATGGCTACAGACAAAAGTATTTTTTCCACTAACTTAAAGAAACTACGCCAGGAACACTCTCTTTCCCAAAAAGACTTTGGTGAATCTATCAGTGTTTCTGCAATGGCAATTTCTAGTTATGAAAGTGGAGCGAAATCTCCATCTATTGATACAGTATACCGAATTGCCGAAACTTATAATGTTTCTATAGATTGGCTTTGCGGTCTGTCATCACGTAAACAGTCAGAAATAACGGCTATGTCTGATGTTTTAGAATTGCTTTTTGACATAGAGAAAAACACACCATTAGAAATCTTTTCTAACAGAGAAGTCATCAATCAAAATATATTTAATCCAAACGAATATCCGGATCTGCAAGAATTAGAAGTTCACGAAATTTGCTTTTTGAGTGGTTTACTTGATGGATATATTGATGAATGGAACAAAATGCGAACTCTATATAAAAATGGCACTATAGATGATGAACTTTACTCTCTCTGGAAAGAAAAAGTCCTTAATCAAACATCTTGTACTTATCCGAATGGTACAAAAATAATTCCTGACGTCCCAGAATAACCAAATCCCCGCCTACGTCATGTAAGCGGGGATTCTCTATCTTTATAATTCCACTCTATTCATCCTAGCTGTAATTTTGGGTTTTAATTGCTCTATCAGCTTTGCACATTTTTGAGTATTAGGATATTCATCTCTTAAAACAAACGTCTGTGCTTCACCATCTGCATTTTGATATGTCACAATTGCATAGCATTTTACCTCACGTTTTGTTTTTGTCTTTGGTGCAGAACCAAGCACCGCTCCTGCCACTCCAAAAGTTGCTGCTCCAACAATTCCTTTCGCCAAACTGCTTTTCTGATATATGCTTTCATCAATATCCATCTGAAAATCAACATTATGTATTTTTTCATACAATAATGTCATTTCTGTCCCAGCCCCGGAAATTACCATTTCCTGAGTTTTAAGCATAACTTTGCATTTACAATTTTCTGGGATTGGCAACCCTACAACATGCACGATATCTGTATATTCCTTAGCTTGATCTTTCTTACCAAATAACCCCATAATAGTTCCTCCCTAATAATTTGTGAAATTATTATACACCTCCCTTCTGCGTTTGTCGATATTTAGGCTCCATCCCGGACTATTTCCATCGCCTCCAATACTCGCGTGGTCAATCCGTCCACAATACCGTCCAGATCATTGGTATTATGCACAGTATTGCTCATACCGGACATATCCACCTTGATCTCCGCCGTCGTAAAACGGTTGATTGCTTCCTGCTCCGCAATATCTCGCAGATACTTCAGATCCTCTTCCGAAACATCCAGCGAATCCGAGATACTCGATGTATCACCTGCTATGTTGGCAACATTCGCAGCCATATCAGATGCGGCTCCATAACTGCCTAATGCTCCGCTGTTATCAGAATTATCATCCTTTGTTCCACCAAAGAAATTCTTTACTCTGTTCTCCATGCCCTGTCCGAAATCATATCCCTTGTTGTATGCAGTCTGATAATCGACATAATCCATCTTGCCGACCTGCTCAACCCAGCCTGACTTATCCTTGACCGCCTGCTGTGCCTCTTCCAACTTTGAGTAGAATCCATCTAAACCGCTGGTAATATCGACTTCAACTCCCGGTATTTTGTTCAAAAGTGTCTGTATCGCACTCGCAAGATTCGAGATATATCCAAGGACTGTAAGACACAGATCATAAAACATCACCTCTACTGCCGCGACAGGATTATTAAATACATTCCCGAAAAAATTCGCCAACGTGGCAAACCCATTCCATGCCGGAACAACAAACGTGTTAATTATATGTGCTCCCAGTGTGGCAAATATTCCAGCTACAACCCCGGTCGCACTATAGGCGGTATGTTGTGTTTTGTTAATTGCTGCAACAACCAAATATATTGCCGCTATAACAATAATAATCGCTGCCACAATCCATGTAAGCGGACACGCCAATAATGCCGTATTAAACCCATATTGGGTTGCTGTAGCTATAGCAGTTTCTGATGCTTCCTTTTTCGTAAAAGCTGCATGCGCGTATGATGCCAAACACAGGGCAACTTTTATTCCTGTACTAACTGCCTCTACCGTTTTTACAACCCCTAAATACGTTGCATACGCCGCCAGTGCCGCCGCTACTCCACCTATAACCGGTGCGATCATTGACCAGTTGTCCACGATATACGCCCCGCCCGTTACCATTACATCGATCACATTCAAAGCGATCGTTGCCGCCCCGGACAGGGCATTCATAATTCCGGTCAATGCCGTTTGCATATGCTGATCGTTTGCCATCTCATTCAGCCGCTGTAGTACCGGTTGAAATGTCATAAGTGCCTGATTGGAATAATATGTCCATAGCTGTCCCCAGGTCATCGGCATGGAGTTGAACTTTGCATCTATATCATCTGCCGCTGCAAACATTGCGTTCTTTACAATATCCGCGGTGATCTGTCCATCTGATGCCATTTCCCGGATCTTACCGATTGGAACATCCATGTAATCAGCCACAGTCTGGATCAAGTTCGGCGCCTGCTCGAAGATACTGTTCAACTCATCGCCACGGAGCACGCCAGACCCTAACGCCTGTGTCAACTGCAAAAACGCATTGGACGATTCTGTTGCCGATGCCCCGGCTATCGTAAACTGCTTATTTACCAGCTCCGCGAACTGCACAATCTCGCCGGTCGATGCAAAAGCATCCCGGGCATTATTTCCGAGTTTCGCCACCGATGCGGCCGTATCCATATAAGACGCCCTGGAATTCTGCGCCGACAGGAAGATCATCTGCGAGAGTTCATCTGTTGTCTGCATTGTTCCATTCAAAGCATTATACTGCGACACCATCATATCAAGGCGCGCCGTGGTCTGCGTAAGTTCATCCGACAGATCCAGTGCGTTTTTTACCGTAGAAATGCCAACATACGCTCCGACAAGCGATTTCACCTTATTCATGAGCACATCCGTATGCTGTGATCCAGCCTGTATCTTCTGGTTGTATTCCTCCTGTTTTCGGCGCGCGCTCTCCGTGGCACTTGTGATGTCCTGTAAACCCACCATGCCATCGGCAAGCAGCTGCCGCGCCTCTTCCATCGACGACGTATCAATCGCGGTGCTTGACGCATATTCCAGCGCTTCAAAATTGCTTATCACCATATTCACCGCCGTACAGATATTGTAGAGCGGCGCAGACATACGGTCCGACAACTCTATCGCAGTCTGAATACTTGACATCCTCTCACCTCCTACTTCTGGATTTCTTTTGCCTTGCGCTTTTCTTCCTCAACCCGAAGATCTATGGACGCAATCACAAAAGCTTTCTCATTCCGATCCAATTCAGAAAAGAATGACGGCAGCCAGTGAAACTTCTGCAAGCAATAATGCGCATATGCCGCTTCACCGTCGCCGCCATTGATTAGTTTTTTGCCTCGTCAACCTTCTCCTGCAGCGTCTCATCGATGCCGCTGTATTCCTGCACGAATGTGGCAAGCTCACCGAACTCTTCCGGGTTGTCGACCATTTCCACAATCAGTGCCTCTGCGCTCATAACGCCATAGGAATCCTGCAGTTCTGCATTGTGCAGATCCGGCTCCACAACCGCGGCGCAAATCATTTTTCTCAGAAGCTCATCCGTATTAACCTTCTGCCGATACAGTCCAGGCTTGCCAGTTACCGGCACCTCAATCGTACATTCCTCCCGGATTGCCGCAGATTCTTTTGTGGATAGAGGTCTGATCGTCCAGAGTAACGGATCACCGTTCTCATCACACAGTGACTTTGTGGCAGCAAACTGCGTTGTCTTTTTGGCTTTCTTATTCTGTTTCAAAAATGCTTTTAAGTTTCCCATATGTTTTTCTCCTCATTCTCTTAATTGGCGGCAGTCTCCCGCCGCCGTTGACTTGTTACAGGTAGGACGGCTCCTTGTAGGATTCCGGGCTGGAATAATCCGCAGCATAGAAATTGATCTCCTGCTCGACAAATCCGCCCTCGGCATCAAACATTGACAGCAGCACATCTCCGTCGATCACGCAGTTGTGATAAACCTTTGTACTGCGCCCCATGCAGGTAGCCGCATCATTGTTTGTTGTCTGCAATTCAAACACCGGCAGATGACCGGTATTTTTGTACTCTGTTACGATCCGGTCAAACATCTCCGAGCATTTGTAGACCGTCATTTTTGCCTGCACGACCATTCCGGTCGGCTTCCTGCCGGAAATGATCTTTCCCAGCACCGGGATCTCCTTGGTGCTGATGTTTGCCTTGCCCTCAAAATTCTTTGCGTTCAGCAGATTATACCGCTGTTCGCCAACCGTGACAAAAGCTTCCGCCTCTTTTGCAGACGGCACATCCTGTTCATTCATATAAGCGTTAAACATCTCTTTACCTCCTACTCAATCACGACCGTCATATACAACTGTGACATTGCATTGACGATCGTCACCTTATCTTCCACATATACGCCGCGCTTCTCGCTTCCGGCGGAGACCACAACATCATCCTCCGAAAAATTCTCGATTGCTCCAAGCTGCTCTAACTGCTTATGATGCGATGCAATATCGTTCCATAAGCTGACACGACCAGATTCATTGTTCTGAACCTTGCCGTGATACTTCGTGTTGAACAGCGATGCGATATCCATCGCGATCTGATCCAGCACACGGATCGTCTGGTTGCTCTGGAAGAGTTCGTTTTTATCCTCCGTAAGTGTCACAAGAGAATTGATATCCTCTAAGACGCGCACTTCCGTTCCCACGCTGTGCAGGACGAATTCACCGGCTTTCACAGCATTCTCAAGCTGTGTCTGCGTATAGGCGGTGTCAATCTCAAGCTCCCCGTCATAGATCGCGTTGGTACAGGTTGCATTAACCCCGCACGCCGCCTCCAGACCCACAACCCACGGAATCACATCCGGGCTGTTCTTCACATTGATGACGCCCTCATAATCCGCCGCGCAGTTATACAGGACTGCCTGGAATTTTGCCCCGACCTTGTCCCTCATACGCTTTGCAAATGCGGCGTACAGTTTCGCCGTGGTAGCATCACTCACACTCGCGCCGATCGTATTCACGGTATATGATTCCAAGAGATCCAGGTATTTCTGGTGCACCTCACCATTGACCGTCCCATTCGTACCGCCTGCCAGCGGAACGCCTGCCGTTGCTTCAAGTGCAGTTTCTTTCCATGTAACCCAGGCATTTTCTTTCAGATCTGCCGCGGATGCTACCGTCTGGGAATCCACAAGCTGCGTATCCAGATACAGCTTCACGTCAAAGCCATCTCCATCCACATTCGCCGCAATAGCAACCTTCAGATCATTGCCACGGATTCCACAGCACTTCGCTGTCGCATAGGTATTTTCCGCCTTTGCGCCGCCCGATGTCAGCTTATAGATATAAGCCTTTGTCGCATGCGCAAACAGTTCGCGCAACGGCTGCATCTTATCATCTGTATAGGCATAACCGAACAGCGTGAGCGAATTCTTAATGAAATCTTCCTGCGCCACCTCCATCATCACGTTATCCGCACCCCAGTCAAGTTCAAGAGGCATGGATGCCACGCCACGCTCTGACAGATTCGTGGTCACGCGCGCCGCCGAAATAAAATTGATATAAGCACCACCCAAAACCTTATTCTGGGTTGTCCACTGTCCACCTCCGTACATTATCGCACCGCTCCTTTCATGTATTTTTCCATTTTCTTATCCACTTCCTCAAGCGTATAAGATTTTCCCGGTTCCAGTAATGCCGACAGGAGATCCACCCTGCCCGCGTATTTTTTGGAACCAATGATCTGCTCTTTGGTATAAGTAACCTTATTAACTGCTTCTGCCACTGTTTACCTCTCCTTTCACTTCGCATTCTTCCATATACGCATCTTTCTGGCTCTGCCCCAGGAATAACGTATATTCTGCCGTTGCCGACATCACATTGTCCGATATGTCCTTACATTCGATCGTACCGCGCACCATTTTACCTTCTACCTCTATAAGGTCCAGGCACTCGCTCAACCGTTCGTAAACGGTATTGATCTCTTTCTTTGGCTCGTCGCTTTCCGGAATATACTGCACGATAAAAAGCAATGTTGCTTTTCTGCGGCCGGTAAGCCCTCGCGGCACATCCGGATTGATGCAGCGCACAAAAAATGCAGGCTCTTCCATGTCCTGCATTGATGCTTCTGTATGGATTTCATAGTTATCGCCAAATGCGGCATATAAGGCATCTGTGATGCCCTTTAAAACTTCGTTGATCATACAAACACCTCATTCAACCATGCCGTCAGTTTCTTCTCGAGGATTCCCGGTGCTGCCTTGCGGATTTCATTTTCAGAAATGGTAAGCATAAGCTGTCCCGGCACCCAGCCTTTTTTTAGACGCTTTCCAATAGCAGGAACATATCTGCCCGGCGTCTGACGATGTCCAAACTCTACATAGCTGGCATAAAGCTGATCGTTGGTAACTTTAATCGTATAAGTATTACCGGATTTTTCAATCGTTCCAACCGTCCAGCTTCTGCGCAGTGTTCCCCCCTGTTTTTCTGACATAACAAGGAACTTCTGCTGACTGTCATCCTCCACATCATAGGAATCCGAGTAATCCCCTACCGGAGTCCGCTTAATAACCTTTGCCAGCAATCGTACTGCCAACTCCTTGGCACAGGCTTCCATGAACGCTCTCTGCTGTTCCTCATCGGCAGCTTTCTGAACTCTATCCCGGAACTCCTCCAATTGTTTCAGATCAACCTTTGTATTTCCCATCAAGCCCACTTCTTAAATAAATCCAGCATAATTTCCTGATGCGTCGGGTGCATCCCCGGGACGCCGCTCCTGGTGTACTCCGTGGAATTGCCACAGTGTGTCACGATGATCTTGGAGCCGCTCTTGATTTCCACCTCCGGCGCAACAAACAGCTTTACCGCCTGCGCTACCGGAGATGCCGCATCGGTCTTTTCTGCCTGTGCGATCGTCTCAAACGACAGCCTGCACGGCTGATTTTCCAAGACCACGGTGTCCGTGTATGTCACAACGCCCTTTTCCTTGGTCTTACGGTGTTCCACAACCGTGCAGGTATCTTCATACATGGCTTCAATTGCCATTCTGACCATATCCATCAAAACACCACCTTCCGGTAACGGTTCAGCACCGGCTTGTAATTCTTCATAAGGCTTTCCGAGAACTCCGCCGCGGAAGTCTTAAAAGATGTTGTTGTATCGCCGATCTGCACCGAAGAAACCGTCTGTGGTATATTGGCACTCCCCATATGCTCATTCCGGTAAATATCCATCGCCATGCGCAGTACCGTGGTTTCCAGCCCTGCCGGAATCTCGTCGATATGGCAGTAGTTTCTTACCGTATCCTCTGCATTTTCAAGCGCAAACTCCAAGTGGACTTTCACTGTCTCATCCGGGTCGCTTATCCCGAGAAGCGCCGACAGCCTTTCGACTGTCAGCTTGCTTTCCTCTGCCATACCGCGCCTCCTAACCGATCTTATGCTTGATTGCTACAATTCTAAGCTGCTTCGGCTCATATACCGGTTTCCAGTTCTCTGCCTTGGCAAGTTCTGCACGAAGCGGTGTCTCCACATGCTCACGAACAGCTCCGGTGTATGCAATTCCTCTCGGATGCAGGATAAACGCCTTACGGTTGATAAGATAATCGATACCGCCGCCTGTCTGCTTGTCACGATCAACCTCCGTAGCGACAAATCCTACCGGCGAACCATTGCCATACGCTACCGCGCCATTGCCAAACAGGTATGTCGTATACACGCCACCGGAAGTTACCGGGCAGCCATCATCCACGGTCACGCGTCTACCCTGATAGGTGTCAAACTCAACATCCGTAGAATCACGCTCTGTCTCGATCAGATTCAGCTTTTTCAGAAAAGACTTTGTCGCCGAGTGCATCGCTACGCCGGATAACTGCGCCTGCGCGTCGCCAAGCAGCTGGCATGCGTCAATAAACGCAGATGCGCTGATCTGCTTTGCCGCATCCGTTTTTCCGGTGGTAAGGTCAAGAATATGATCTGCCATTCTGGTTTCCGCCGCCGGTGTTCCCTCTGCCCCCGCAGTAGTGGTGCCGAACACTCCAGCAAGGATTGAGATAAGCTCCTTCTGCATATCTCTTGCCCAGTAGGATGCCACCAGATCACCGATGGCTTTCATCGGATCAGCTCCGGCCAGCGCCGCGGAAAGATTACTTGCTCCCCACATATTCTGTCTGTAGATTGTTGTGGATACATCCTTGTTGGAACCGATCTTCTTTGCGGTCATCTTCACATCCTCAAGGATTGCCTCGGACTCACCCTGTAAATCCTCGAAGAACGGCATATTGTGTGTTCTGGCTGCCTCGCTTGCCAGTGCGTCAAATTCCGGGCTGTTTACCACGATTCCGCTCTGGAAGAACGCGGACAGCTCCATTGTTCTGTTGATTACATACCGGTTAAAAAGCTCCGGTACAATTACGTCTGCAATCTTTGTAATTGCCATAAATTATCATCCTCTCTTTCTTACAGTGTTACTCCGGCCGCTGCGGCAAGTTCTTTTGCCTGCGCCGGATTTTCTTTTAACATACGTCCCTGTTCGGTCAGATTAAAAGTGTCTTTTGCGAATGGATTCGTCACACCGCCTGCGCCCCCATTCTTTGGGTTGTACGGCGGTTTGGACTGCTCCTGCTTGAACAGGTGAGCCATAGCCGCATCATCTTTGTATGGCTTCACAACCTCTTCCACGCCGATCGGCTTTCCTTCCTTGTCGAAGTTGAACTTCTCAAGGCCACCGGCTTTGTAGATCAGATAATCCGGATCAAGTACGCCCTGCTTTGTGAGGGAATCTTTCAGCGCATAGGTCTTTGCAATCTCCTCGCTTGCAGTCTGCTGTTTTTTAAGTTCTCCCTGCAGATTGGCAATAGTGGTCTGTAACGTCTCGTTATCGGCATTGTTCTTCTTTAAATCTCCGATAGTTGTGTTGAGTGTCTTAATCTGACCGGCAAGATTCTCTTTTTCTGCCACGGCGGTATCATACTTGCCTTTGTCAACATACTGACCAGATCCAAGGTCTGCAAGCTTTACCTGCTTATCCTTATTCTCCGGCTTTCCGTTATAGGCATTGACGGTATCTGACACCTGCTTATAGAGATCCTCGCCTAAAATGTCTTTTAAAAATTCCATAGTTTCCTTTCCTGCACCGTTTTTAAGCGTGGTGTCTCCACAAGCAGTATGCAGTTTTGATGCCATGCATAAGGGCAAATTGCCGCAGTTTAAACGTCATAAGGCTTTCGGACAATATAAAAACAGGACTGCCGGAGGAACTTACTTGGCGTCACCTCTACGCCGTTCGGTTCATAAATTTCCGGTTGTCCTGTTATTATTAAAATACTTCTGCTTTGCTCTGTGTTTTCGTATCTGGTGGATGTTCCTCCGTACTACTTAGCATTTTATCAAGCTCTACCACGCGCTTACTAAGAGCCAGAAATGTTTCTATGTTTTCAATTCCGCACTTTTTCTGCAACTCCAAGCACAGTATAATCTGGTTCTCTATTATTTCTCGATTCATCATTCCTCCTTCTGATTTTGGGTATAAAAATACCACCTAACCGTTATTGGCTGGTGGTATTATTCTGCGTCTTCCCAACTATTCATTTTTTCACACCGTTTTTTTTCCTTTTCAATGTCCTTTTCCAGTTCTTCAAGAGTTCGTTCCGTATCTTGCACCGGACCATCGTAATATTTCTTGCTCATTATAATTTTCTCCACTTTATTCCGTAGTCCATTTCAAACTGCTCTAACGCTTTTGTATTTGCTTCTATGCCTTTATTATATCCACTTTTTCTGTATTTTTCAACAGTCTCATCAAATAATCTTTGGGAAAACGGCTTGTCGCCAACCTCATATACATATACATCTCCATTATGACATACAACAATTCCCTTTCTGTATCCCCTATAACCCGCTGACGCAAAATCTGCTCCAGTCGGAGGAATATTTGTTCCATGATTATGTATACTTATAAGTGTTCCTCTTGGTTCTATTTCTACCGCATCTCTCAGGCTTTTATTATACTCAACTATATTATCTTCTTTTGCAGCAACGCTTTTCCCTTTTATCTTTCCATCGATGACACTAATTAAATACATATCTTCTTTATTAGTTCCGTTTCGATGTACTAAAATGTCGCGTGCTTTCTGCCATATTGTCTTCTGAGTATTTTCATTCTCATCAAGATTCTCAAACTTCTTTCTATACTCCGTGCTCTTTACAAAACCTACATCAACCTTATTGTCATACGTCTTTTGTGAATACTTGCCGCTAATTCCTTTCTCTGTATTACCATCCGCAAACGATTTCTTCCACTCCTTATACGTCGTATTCTCCGGCACATAATACTTCTTGCCATCTGCCCCGCGCGCAACTCTTTCCCCCGTGGTAAATTCATCGTTGAAATACGGGCAGGTGCATCCCCGGCAATTCGGATGGAACGGTGGCACGGTAACACCAATCTTATAATCTTTCATCGGAAAGTGTTTCCCGTCCATCTCCCCGCAGGTGGGGCAAGTGTGGCTGTCCAATGTCTCTACCACCTCGAACTCCTCCACCCCAAGGTCAGAAAAACACATTTCCTGTGCCTTAGCAGAAAAAGCGGCTGATTCCGTCTGAACAATTCGCGCCGCCTGTGATCTACTCACTTTCATGTTCTGGGATATTTCCCGTATAGCTCTATCCGGCGATTCTCCGGTGATGCACATCCGCGTTAAGGAATCGTGCATATTGTTAATCAGCTTCGTTTTATCCGTCCAAATGCGGTCCGAGAAGTTGCGTCCATCCACCGCCCAGGGCTTATGTATGATGTCATTAACCTTTTCCGGATTAAAGCTCTGCATCTGCCAGCCAACACCGATACCTCGCTGCACTTCGTATGCGGTATGGTAATATCCGGATGTGTACAGATTTGCGATATGTTCGTCTATGGAATCATGATAATTTCCGTACAGCTTTTCAATTTCCTGCTGTGTCTGCACCTTGAGAGCTTCCAATCTGCTGATATGCACCTTTGCGGATGCGTTCTCAAGCTGTTTTGCCCACTGTTGATTTATGCCATTCTCGCGCCCGTATTTAATATAATCCTGCACATCCCACCGGAACTCTTCCAGTTCTTCACTGTTAAGCAAACGTCTGGCTTCCACCATTGAAATGCCGTTGTTGGCAGCAAACCGCTGATACCAGGCGTTAATCTTCCCGTCAAGAGCCTGCTCTGCCCGCCGGAACTCCTGCTCAATCTCCTGCACGGTCTGAACGGACGTATCATGCTGTGATTCTTCCAACTGCCGGAAGCGCTCCTGCCAGTATTCACTTGTCCGTTCTCCCATACACTCACCTCATTTCACTGCTCGGCATCTGCTTTCTCATTGCTATCTGTTTCAGTGCTATTTTTAGATGCATCAAAAGCACCGGCGTAAGCATCTGCCTTCTCCTGTGCTTCCTGTGCCTCTTTCTCCAACTGCTTCAGCTCCGCATCCGCATCTTCGACAAGCGGATGATTTTTGAGAATCGTCTTTTTACTGACAATTCCAACCGAATCCTTGCAAATCTGTGCCTGCTCCGTGTCATTTTTTACACAAGTGCGGGTCCACGTCTGGATGATTTTCTTGCAATCAATTCCCTCATGGCGGCATATCGCTCTTACCAGACGGGCGAACCCAAGCTGGAACTCCGTCTCCGTCAGCCCGGCTTTCATTTCAAGCAACGAATACATGAATTTAAGCGCTTCTCCGCTCTGATTTCCGAAGTTCTCCGGCTGTGGGTCAAATCCCTGCCCCTGTTCAAAAATAGCCTTTCTGGTGGCTTCTAACACGCTGTTGCGGGCTTCAATCGGAATCTCAATGTTGAGCGTGCTCACTCCCGGGTTACTGCCCTCGTCCCCATCTACCTTGATGGTCTTATATTTTTTCAAATCTGACAGAAACGTGTTAAGATCTGCGCCGCCGTACCCGGACAGAACAATTATCAGCTGTTGAATATCATCCAAATCATTAACAAAACCGCTGTAGACCTTGTCGTATACGTCTATCAGCGGCTTGATATTTTTCAAATCATTCGTATTGGTGTTATTGTTCGGGAACGGAATAAACGGCACTTCTCCAAATTCGTGACGATACTCTGCTGTAAAATCACTGGAATCCGGCACCATAAAAGTGTTGTAATAAAGTAAACCGTCCTCTAAGGTGTCTCCGTTCTTCCGCCGGAATGTCCAGCAGCTTTCCTTGTCCCAGTATTCATAGATTGCATAGGTATCTCCCGTCTCTTCGTCGATTTCATCATACATACGGAGAACGCCAAGCAGTTTCTTTTTCAAATCATGAGATTCGATCGGAATAATCTGCTTGCTGTCAACTACCGCCCACTGGAATGCTCCATCTTCATCCTCCCAGTAGTGAATCCAGCCTACTGACGCATTGGCAGCGTTTATGCACAGCTCCATGCAATTCTTCCGGTATTCATCACCGAGTACTTCTGTCACGACTTCATTTCCATGCTCATTCCCAATGTCAAAGAGCGGCGGTGCCGTGAACATGTACGCAGCTTTCTGATTTACGATAAGCCCGTGGAAGTTCCGGGGGATCCGGTTGTCTGCATTGCGCAGAGGGTTGTCGGAATCCTCTTTCTTTTTCTCGTCTTCGGGCTTGACTTTCACCAGAATATCCGTTTCATTCCGGTAGTACCGCTCCGCCTGCATCGCCCGCAAGGAAAATCGTGTATGCCCCGGTTCGTATTTTCTTATGAGTTTTTTCATTACCTCAAGTTCCATGTTCTCACCTCTATTTCAAAATGCTGATGCCGCCATGATTTTCGTCAGTATATATTGCGTATCGGATAGCATCCTGCACATCATCAAACTGTTTGACCGGCTCTCCTGTCTTTTCATTCCAGACATACATATAAATTTCATCCCGGAACCGCTCCACGTCATCTACAACCCGCAGCTTATTCTGTTTATACAGTTGCGCCACGCGCTCAATACCACTTAGTACCGCTTTATTAGCATTAACTGCCCTCAGACCATTTTGTTTGAATTTTTTGACGTATTCCGGTCTGGCAGAGTCACAGTAAAATGGAATATTGCCATATTCGGTTTTGATTTTCTGCGCCTGTTCCAACCAGAAATCTATTTCCTCGAACTGGCGGGCAATTTCTCTGATGAGATAGTAACAACCCTTATCATCCTTTCCCAGTAGCACAATTGCCCCGAAATGCTCATATCCCCAGTCAACCCCGGCTATGTATTTGACAAAATTGACCTTTTGCAATTCTTCCCTGCTGATATAATGCACCTTGGCATTAAAATCACGATATACGGCACCCTCGCCCATCACCCACATTCCGTTAATATTGCGGTCATAGAACATTCCAGAGGGTGTTGTTTCTTTCATATTCTGCTTATATCGCTCTGACAGGAACGTATTATCATCCAGCCTGTATTGCACTGCCTTAATGATTCTACCATCTGCCTTATCAATAAAGTCTTTCTTAAGCCAGTGTTCCGGGTTGTCCGGGTTTGTATCAATCAGCATCCTTGCGCCATTGCCTGAGCATCTGGACTTAATCTCGTCGAACACTTCCTGCTTTGCCATTGTGCCCTCATTGATATAAGCCCCGTATGCAGTCATTCCTCGGATGCGCCCCAGGTCGTTTATCTTGGAATGTCCGAAACAACACACCTGCACGCCGAATAGCTTAAACCGGTTAAATTTATCAAAGTGAAACTCAATGCCGTATTTGTTGGAAAGCTCAATCAGCACGTTTCGGTTAAGTGCTCCAAGATCCGCACCAGCCAATATATATTGTGGATTCTCTACGCCCTGTGCGGCAGCAATTTTCTTAATCCTGCGCAATTCATACAGAAACAGGTCATTATCCAAAACTGTTTTTCCGGTACGCTTTGCCCCGTGATTGATCAGCATGAAATAATCACTGTTCACAGCAAACCGGAATGTATCAAGCTGTTTCGGTGTATATAAATCACTCAGCATCTTTCAGTGCACCTTCTATCTGCTCAAAGAATTTATCCAGCTTGTTTTCGCGATCGTCCTTGCCAGCGTCCGCTCTGGATTTTAACAGTGCAATTTCAGCCCTCTGCTTATCCGTTGCAAGGTCCATGTGGTCAGATAACCACTGCAACGCTTTCATGCGGTCGGCAAGTTTAATTTTGATACCGCTCTGGGTATTGCTTACCTCGCTGACGATTGTTCCATCAATCTCATGTTTCACGGAAACAAAACCGCCGTGAATATCAACAAAATCCGTCACGTCCGCAAAGGCAATATCCATATACTTCTGGAATATATCTGACTCACTTAGGAATTCCCTGTTAAGACGCTCCTGTTTCAAACGGAGTATTTCATCTTTTACCTTAGTATTTCTAAGTAACTGATGCCCGTTTACCATTGCAGTTGTATAGTCGCTTCCATACGCTTTCTGGTATGCCTTGGTGGCATTAAAGCAGCGAATGTAATAAATGCAAAAAAGCTGTTGCTTATCCGTCAAATCAGTATTCTGTATCACCGATGCGACTTCATGTGCAACAGGCTCTTTCTTTGCTCTCTTGGCTTGCTTATTCTCTTTCGCAACGTTGCATTCCTTTTTCTCTTTCTTTTGCAACGTTGCATTACCGTTATCATCCCACTTATACCGATTCTTCCAGCTCCGCACAGTTCCCTCTGCTATCCCGAGCTGGTTTGCAATCTCTATTAGCTTAAGCCCTTGCTTATACATTTCAAAGGCTTTGTCCGCTCTCGCATCTTTTGCCTTTGGCAAGGACCATCACCTACCTTTTCTTTACATACAAAAAAGCACCCGTCATTAAACGGGCGCCTTCTCTGGGTTGGGGGAGTTGCAAAAAGCAAATGGCTCTTGGCTCTCTCAATTCACTTCTTGCAGTTTATACTATAGCATTTTAAAAACGAAAAATCCGAAAAAAACGAAATTACTTTTATGCTACTCTCATAAAATTATTAAACTCCATTCTTATGCTATCACCGGTTGCTTTTCTGCCTATCCTGTCTGCTACTCTCTCCCAGCTCATTCCCTCAAAGAACTTATACCGGATGATCCTCTGCATCCGTACCGGTATGCCGTTCATCCACTGCTCCACCTGCAGCTTGATCTCTTCCGACTGGGCTTTTCTCTCTTCCAGCAATTTCTCTTCCATGCGCAATTGCGTATCATCCGTGTATGTGAACGATGTTCCTTCAATCTTGAAATGTGTTTCTGCATACGGGAAATCATTCATCGAACCTTTTACACTTCCTGTCACAATCGTTTGCCGCTTACGCTTCAATCTCTTAATATCCTGCTCCGTCTCCCGGATCATCTCACATGCATCTACATACTGCTCCAATATTTTCTTATCTACTCCCACCGTATTCTCCCCTTTCTGGTATTATCACTGCAATGTTTCTGATAATATCATACAATAGGTTTGGAGTGGATTTGTGCCAAGTTTTAGGCGAAAAAAAACCAACCATCGTAAGTGGTGGTTGGTTTTTTAATTACTATATGATTCTATAAAAGTCACAGGCAAATCCATAATATCCATTAATTCTTTTGCTAATTCATCTTGGGTATAGTTATACGATAGGTTATCCACGTATTCTGAATATATCACGTTCCACGATAGTGCATTAGCATCTTTATCATATATTGTTTCATATACATTGATATAGGTTTTCTCATCACCATATGGATCATAGTTTACCGTCACAAATTCTTTTCTACCAGCCGATACAATCCAATATTCATGATTATATACTGAACCACAATTTAAAGAAAAGTTTTTTTCCCCATCCGTACATTCAATAGAATTGTAATTATTACCTTCTAATTTATTGAAACATGTTTCTACTATTTGTGCGTATCGCTCTTCAATCTCTCCTTGACTATTATACATTATCAAATCAATTTTCTTGTTTTCGGGATACGTTCCTATAATTTTGTATGCCTCATCTTTATACGAATATGCAAAAATAGCCGTGGCGTTTGCACTGTAATTACTTCCCCAAACATAATATTTTACAATTATCTCTTTTGTGGAATCCCCCAAAATATCTATAACATATTCTGTTTCTGGTACAAAATGGATTTCATCACTTAATAATGTATAAGAAAATGTTGTTTTATAACTACTCTTTATTCCTAATAAATCATTCATACCACGTAAAATTTCATTATCAACAGAATCTAAAATTAACAGTTTATTACTGCCTAATCCTGTCCCTGAATCTTCTGTAGTTGTTACTATAATTGAATTATTTCCAAATCCATGTATGTCAGCTACGTTGAGAGAAATGACTTCCTCTTCTTTTACTTCCTTTTTAATTTGTTTCATTATTAAGTCATTATCCGATTGATTACTTTTCACTATTTTCCCATAGAGAAATAATATCAACCCTGAAAAAATAGTTAATGTCGCCAATACGGATATAATATTATATATTTTGGTAATTAGATGTTTTTCTATAAATATTGTTATTACTTTGTCAAATAAAAGTTTCACTTTTAATATGTATCTCATAATTTGCTCCCCCATATGTAATATTTTATCATTATATTTGATAATATTCAAAATATTTTACAAATTCTCCCACACCATCCTTAACTGTCCGTTCTTCTCTTCCACCAGATGCGCCATCCTCTGCCGCATCAACCTCTGCGCTGTCCTGCGCCGCCTGTAAAAACTCCTCCTGCTGATTGGGAGAATGCCGTAGTGAGCTTCCAGGATATCATAGCTGGTGCCGCGCACGATGGATTCCGTCAGTTCCGCAGCAATGAAGCTGTCCACGCTCATGCAGATCTCGTATATCTCTTTTTCATCCAAGTACATTCCCCCTTTCAAATTTTGCGAAAAAAAATACCAACCATCGAATTTGACGGTTGGTAAAATTCAGTTTTCTCTATTTAACATGTCGTATGCTTTTTATTATTTCTATCTTTTTTTCATTATCAATAAGTCCCCTTTTTTCAAGTTCTGCTAGCACTTTGTCTTCAAATTCAATATCTTTTATTTCTTCTGCTTGCATAATAAGATTTAATTGTTTACTTTTCAAAACTTTTTCTCTTCTTTTGTATTCACTTCTATTATCTCGATATTCCATTACGGATACAGCAATAGTAAACATTAGCACTGTTGTTGTAATTCCATCTCTATTAGCAGCAAATATATTAAGCACAAATTGAATCAAAAGAACTAAGACAAGGCATAAATAAGTACCTGCTTTCGAAAGATATGTATATGCTTCTCTCCATGACTCATATAGATTATTCTTATTTTCCTCTAATAATTCTATCATATCACCATATTTTTTCTTAGATAAGCTTGACATCATAATCCTAGCACTCATTTCTCCAACCAAAAACGACAATACAATAGCTACAAAGTTAAATATTAAATATCTATCAGTGGCTATAAATTCTTGGTACCATTCCATAACACACATCTCCTATACCTATTTTTTATATAACCTTACCATTTTGACCGTCAATATTCAATTGTCAATGTACTACAAATTCAATTTTCTCACTGTCAAACCCTCGGTGTCTATCTGTATTGACCATGACAGTAACTATCCATTCACTTACAGCCAAATTTAGGTTAGGTAAATTGGAACTTTCCCACTTACCTAACCCGTTTTTTATTGCTGTTCCAGCGCAAACACTGTTTCTCCATCCAGTGCTCTTTCAACATCAAGTACAACCCTTTTATTGCTTCCCTTGTCTCTTAATACTAACTTAGCATTACAATCATATTCATCTGAGATAACATCTTCGATAATGTAACCGATGTATTCTCTTAAATCCTGTGCACAATAAAGTGGACTTTTTTGCTGAAAATTTAAAACTTTTCCCATACTACGCCACCTCGCCGCCACGCCAGATCACGTGGTATGCTTTTGTCTGACCATCACTCTGTACATATTCAATGTCTCTTGGATAGCCCTGATCCGCATACCATACACGTACCATGTCACTAACTTCCGGCGCATACTTTCTAACCGTCCCCTGCCATTTCCCCTTGCTCTCCCATGTTTCAATGTACATGTTTTCTGGCAAATCAAGCCGCCGAATGATCTCATTGATTGCCTTATCTGCCGGCTTACCGGAACTCTGATAGTAAATGCCTACCTGTCTGGCAATATGTACCGTATCAAAATACTGCTGATCTGCTTCAATCAGTACCGGAAGCATTACATCTGCCTTTTCATAAAGTGACTTTGCCGTAAGAAGCTGTATCTTGCTACCACATCCAGCCGCCGCGAGCATAGGTGTAAGAATCTTAACCGCATTATTTACTGCTGATAAACTCTCTGTATGCGCTTTCTTGGTTGTTCTCTGTTTCTGCATCTCATAATGTCCTGTCTGGCGTAATGCAGGAAGCACTTCATCGGCAATCCAATCTGTAAATTTTTCAGCGTTTGGCTTATGGCTCTTGAATACCAACTTATAGACACCACTTTCTGTGATAAAGTTCTCCCCAGTATTATGCAATTTTCTAAAGTTGTATTTAGCAACTTTAGAATTTGTCAGCTTAACTACCTGTTTATCATTCATCTTAGAAACAGCAGATTTCACTCCGTTTTCTCCAATTTCCAAACAAGCACCTACATGATATGGATTGAATATCACCTGTCCCTCAAATTCAAATGCTTCTACCTCATGTCCTTCAAAAATCATTAAATCGTTCATCTATTTTTTTCTCCTTTTCTCTTGCTTTTAGTTTCGGAGTACCCTATAATCAGCTTACAAGGTACTCCTTGTGTTTAAGACAATCCCAAGTGCTGGCTAGGCGATAACGGATTGTCTTTTCTTTTTTGCTCTCTCCATTCGTTTTCCCTGCATGATGCCATATCGAAATGCTACGCTTACTGCTCCTGCCAAATCATACTTTTTACGGATTTCACTCAAGATCGCATAAGACGGCTCACATGCGATATAATTTTTTCTTGCTCTGAACAATTCCTTTTCTGTTCTCCGGAATTTCAAGCAATTTTCCATTACTCTTATTGTTTCTTTCATCTGCGGCACTGGACAATTCTCCCAGATTTCTTCGCGACGATCTGACGATGCCCCCATGTATATTTCTGCAAGTTCTCTGTATGTGTCATACATCTCATTGTCCTTATTCAAAACCAAATCCCCTGTCTCATTTTCAAAGAATACCGTGAGCGTTCCAATTCTCGCACCATCTTCCCAAAGCCCCAAAAAGTGATTTACCTGCTCTGCCGTTAAATCAGCCAGTCCACATGCCTTGATACCTAATTCCTCATTGATTACTTCATACATACTTGTTACCTCCGTGTTTTTTGTTTTATTATAGTTTTGTTATACACTATAGTGAAACAATTGTCAACACTTAAGCAAATATTTTTACACTCTATTGAATATTTTTATTCTATATCGTATAATTAAACACAGGAGGTGTATCTTATGAGTAATGATATTCGTAATGAAATAAAATCCTATATTGCCAAAAGCGGTATGACTCTAACAGAAATAGTTGCTGAGTATAATAAAACACATGAGCCAACAACCACTCAAAATATTTCTAATAAACTATCACGTGGAACCATTAAATACAGTGAATGCCTGGCTTTAGCAGAAATTATGGGATATGACATTACTTGGATTAAGAGGGGCTAACACCTCTCTTTTTCATTTCACACCAACAATCTCAAATGCCATCTGACCGTTACCAATCTACTTTCCGCGAAATAAATATCTATTCTCCACGTTCTCTGTCTCTCCGCTTCAATTCTCTTTCACATGCGGCAATCCTTGTTTTATTCTTCCCTCCGTTTTTCTGCATCTTTTCAATCGCAAGCCGAATCCGATCCGATGTTGCTCGTTTCAGATCTGCCGTAAAGTTCAAATCCGTTGCCGGAAGTGAACAAAGGCTATTGGTTACATCCATGTTGTACATGCTATCCCTCCTAATCTGCCAGTACCGGCAAAGCAAACGCCCACAGGCACCACGCCGATCCCGTGATCTTGATACCGGCGATAACCGCAATGCTAACGGCAATCCACTTCACCGCTTTTTCAAAGCTCGATTTTCTGTTCTTGCGCTTCTCTCGGCATATATCGTAGCTCGGGCACTCCATGCAGCAATATGTTTTGCCGAGCTTGCATTCTTTTTCGCAACTCATTATTTTTCCTCACTCTCCTTAAACTTCATCTTGCACCACTTCCGTTCTCCGGTGCATCACCGCGGCGTGCCGTCCGGCAAGGGCGGGCATTTATAAGCTCCACACTTCTCTCTATCTGGACACGGGACCATCTGTCCTAAACTGTCAAAGGAATATTGCTCCATGCTATTCCTCGCTTTCTGCCCGAAGCCATTTAAGCCATCCTTTTTTATCCCAAGTGCTTCCACCAAGTATGTCTTTCGTCACAGCATCAAACCATTTTGCCAGTTCCTCATCCGTCATGTTCCGGATCCGGTCTGCATTGGTCTGTGGTCTGCATTCTTTCACAATCTCAAAGCACTCATCCTTCCAAGCTAAAACATTTTCTAGCTTATAGGAACTGTAGCCAACATGATAATAGTCCTCTCCGATTTCCTTGTACTTGATTTCGTAATATGGCTTTTTTCCTATCATTGTTACGATAATATCTAAGCAGGAAACTTTAATGCGTTCCGTTTTGCTGTCCCGTGCCGCAGTTCTCATACATTCAACCATGTTCCCACTCCTTTCCGCACCGCAGCTGATACGGCACCTCTCTGAATCTCTTAAGCGCGTCGCCGCTCACATGCTTGCTTGGGTGTGTCATCTTCTCACTGATTTCCGCCATGCGCCTGCGGCGCTCCTTACTGTCTCTATGCATTTACCTCTCCCCCTCCCGATCGTAACGGGCACCACCGCGGCGACGTTTTAACCACCGCCAGAACCTCCCGCTCCGCTGTTTTGCAAATTCTCATGGGATCAAACCTCTCCCGCTGGATCTGACCGCAATGCTCACACTCCGCACAGATATGTACCGGCTCATAACCGTCATTTTCTGTGACGTACCGGAGACCGTTTTTATTCACGTAATACACCAAGCCGCTGTATTCGCACCCGCCGTTCAGCGCCGGGCATATGATCTCATCGTAAATCTGTCTGATCGTCTTGCCTGCTTCAAGCGCTGCCACGATATCCTCTCGGTACGGGTCATACATGCTCGTTCTTTTTCTTCTCTCCATTGCCCTGTCCTCTCATAACTTTTTCAATCATCTCTTCCTGATTCCGCTCTGCAATATGATCCCGAACCGATTCCTCCGGGAATGCAATCTGATATGTCCGCTCCTTGATCCGGTTGGTGATCCGGTCATCGTACCGCAGGTTGTCCAATGATTCGTTGCTCGTAAAGATAGTCACTTTCTTGTTGATGTACCGCTCGTTGATGATCTGGTACATCTTGTCGTTGATCCACGCCGCCGGGGATTCCACGCCGAAATCATCGATTATCAGCACATCCACCGTGTTAAGCGCATCCAGTAGCCGGCTCTCACTGTATTCGGCATCCCGCCGCCATGTATTCTTGATCTCCTGCAGGATGGTCAGCGATACTGCAAACTTAACCGCATAGCTTTTCATAAGCTCATTCGCAATACCTGCGGCGATCCGTGTTTTTCCGCTACCCTTTGTGCGGGACCAGATAAACAGCCCCATGCCCTGATCCTTCTGGCTCCCGAAATCATCCAGGTAAACCTTTATGATCCGGCAGGCATCTGCCACCGTCTTTTTGCTGTCCGGCTGTCGGTACACATCCGTGCGGAAGGTTTTCAAATCCATCCCCCGGAACGCTTCCGGTATATCTGCAAACCGCAACCGCCTTAACATCGCCGCCCGCTCCCGGCACTTACATTCCACCGCCGTTGTGATACCGTCCTTTTCGGTCAATATCCACTCGGTACCATTGCACAACGGGCACACGTCAGAATCCCTCGAACTCTCCGGTGTCTCCAAGTTCTCCGAGCCGCTCATTGATCGATTTTTCATGCGCTGTAGTATTTTCCCCAGCGTTTGTTCCATCTGCTCCATTGCCCGCTCCTTTTAGATACTGCATAAATACGTTCTCGCGAAGCCAGTTTTCCGCTTTCTTGATATACCGCTCCGCCGTTCTGTCCCGTCGACAAGCATCCGCATAATTCCGCGCCGCCCGTATCAGATCATCCTCCGGTACGCCAGCCATCACCGCATTGCAGTATTCCGATTCTGCCAGATAGCCAGTACACTTTTTCGGGTAGGCTGCAGCAAATTCCACGAACCGCTCCACGGGGGATATAGGGGGTGTATTGGTTTCGTTTAGTTTATGTTTAGTAATAGGTACACTTTGTGGTTCACACTGTGGTACGCTCTGTGGTTCGGTTTGTGGTACACTTTGTGGTTCACACTGTGGTACATTTTTAACCTCGTTTTGTACCACAAGACTATTCAGATGATAAACCGCAGCTTGGTTTCCCCCTCGGGAACGCCATGTAATATACCCATCCTGTTCCAAGCGGTTTCTCGCTCTTTTGATCGCCTGTGCATTCAGCCCCGATTTCAGCACCAGGACTGATACGGCTACCGTAAACTCTTGCTGCCAACCCGTTTTATTCGCTATGGACATAAGCGCATGCCATAAGGCGATGGCGGGTGAGGGCAGCGGGTTTAGTTCGAGCCGATCGTAGAATGCTTTTATTTCGGCTATGTAATTCAAGCGATCACCCCTCTTCTAACTCTGTTATTGTGACCTCTGTCCTCGGCTCCCACTTATCAACATCTACATAACTTCCATCCGTAGAAACGATAATTTTGCAATTATCATCCGACAGCACTCCGTAATGCACCAGAATATCATGCAAGGCTTCATGAAGATTCGTAAGATCAACCCTGCGGTTGTTCGGCATGTAATACACCGCTTTCACGTTCACCTTACAATCAATGGTTTCTATGTCCGGCATGAATTTTTCACACTGCTTTTCATATTTTTTATATGCCGATGACGGAACGATTCTCGGACGTCCTGTTTTGTCCTTAACAATCTGCTGACTGTTCTTTTTCGTGATCGGTTTTAATTTAATCGTGAACTTATACTCCATCCGCACCACCCATCCGCATCTGTGCGTTGCAATCATTGATCTGCTCCGCCAGGTACGCCGGAAGCGTATAGCAGTCAACAAATTCATGCGCATCTGCGAGATCCTTTCTCTTCAATGCCTTGTAACTCTTCATCTTGCCATCATCATCGTAGATTCCAAATTCCCGGCGGAGCTGGTTGTAAATATCCCGATACACTCTCTGCCGGATCGCATTGTCCAGATATGCTTCCGTTTTCTTGCCGCCGAGAAGTTCCGCACCTCTGCGTCTGATATGTGCCGACAATTCATCCGATTCTGCGCCGAACAGCGGCATATCGTTCTCGATGTGGTCGATGCGATGTTCTACCTTTGTCACACGTTTATCCACGATCAGTGCAGCTTTCAGTTCTGGCGACATCCCATCAAGCAGATTGCTGTGATCAAAATAAGAATCAACCAGACGATCGTATACTTCCCATGCCGTATCCGTATTTAAAGATTTTGCATGGAGGAACGCACCCTTCTTTGTCCAGAGGTAAAGTTTATTCAAATTTCTAGCGAAACCTAAATTTTCGGTTTCGCTCTTGAACCGTTTCAGCTCCTCACCATCCAGACAAATAAAATGCTTTCCTTCCACATATCTGCTCTTATTGTTGTTAAAATTATCTGTGATTTTCTTTGCTTCAACGCCATACGCTTCTGCAATCTGCTGCGTTGTCAGCACTCTCATGCCTCTATATTCTGTAACCTTTAATTCTTCCAATTATTTCTCCTTTCCCCTCCGGGACGACCCCGGAGGTATCATCATGGCTTCGACAGTTCGTGATATAATAAGTCTCCGCATGATCGGTTTCTTTCGCCCGCAGGCGGGTGTTTCAACCCTATAACCAGCTCCGACCGAATATCCGCCGGAACTCTTCTCTGCTCCCGTAATGGCTTTCAAAATATTCCTGTGCCATCTTCTTAAGCTTCAGATCCATTTCAGCGGCATTCTCTCCTGCCTGTGTTCCATTCGGATGTAAATCCGGGCGAAGCGGTATGACAAATCCATACTTCTCGCTATTCTTCCGGTTCGGATTACCCGGGAAAATATGATGGCGTTCAACCGGCGCCGCGCCGGTAAAATAGCAATGTTCCATATCATCCGTAAATACGCTCCATAATCGCTTCATATTCCCCACCGCTCTTTCATTTCCTGTAGTTCTGCTGGCGTAATGGTATCTATTCCAAGTTCCTTTGCATCCGCTACCGTTCCGTCAATCAGAACCGACATTTCTTTCGTGTCATAGGTATGACTCCCGCGATAGATTTTATATACAGTCAGTTTTCCGTCATACCGAACCGGCATTGCATGGATCGTTTCCTGTTCCCACATATATTCTTCTGGTGCGTTTGACTGATAGTAGAAAATATTTCCATCTGGAAGATATTCGGGCTGTCCATATTTACAGATCAGAACATTTTTAGCTTTTGCCTTTGAAATCGTGAGTACGTCAGCAATTTTTCCAACCAACACATGAAAGTAAGCATTTGCATCAAGGCTCCGTTTCTGCGTATATCTGACAGCTTTTATTTTTAGCTTGTCCTGATTCTGTAAATTTTCGATCTGACTGGCTGCCGAAGCGTCAACCTCAAACGTGAGGATGATGCCTCGTCCATCAAATGTCCGGCTGGCTCCAGTCAGCTTCCCGGTCGTCTCCATCAGGCATCAGCTTCTTTCTTTTTCTTATACCAGGTCTCTACCTGTTCGATCAGCTTGTTTGCCAGCTCCGTAGAAATATCAGATGTACCGGAAAAATTGTATATTTCCTTAAGTCGGTTCATGATATCTACTGCCTTTGCGTTCTCACACATTTCAGCATAGGCATCCACAAATTTATTGATTTTATGTAACTGCTCTGCTGTCGCCGGTGTAAACTGCGGTGCTGGTGCAACTGGTTCCGGTGTCTCGCCGTCCGGGTCTTTCATCTCCTCGGTCGGAATGCAAAATACCTGAAAGCATGCATATTTAAATGCAATCGCCATTGCCTTGTTGGTTGCTTTGTCTCCACTGTCCATGCCCTCGCCAACTGTGATTGCTTCAATAGACGAGCCGTCCTCTGCATAGAACGTATATTTTATCCGGCAGATGGAATAGATCAGAACCGCACCCTTATTTGTGGTTCGCTCCTGTCTCTGCTGTTCCAATACTTCCGGAACAATAAAAATATGATTCTTTACCAGCGCCGGATTGATTGCATTCATGACCGCATCAATTCCGCGGTACTTAAAGCCCTGCTGTTTATTCACTGCATCTTTACCGACCGCCCCGATCTCTTCCATGCACCGAGAGATCGCTTCATATATATTCATTTTTCTTGCTGCTTCCGCCATGCCGCCCTCCTAAAACAGTTTATTTATAAGATTCATTGCGTAGGTTGCATCAACCCTTTCCTCGCCGGTTTCTTCCATATGCTTCTGAATGGCATCAACCATCATCTTAAAATATGTTGTGTCAACACCCGTCAGCTGGTCCTCGAGAACCTTTACGTCCTTCAGATCTAATTCATTCAACTGGAAACACATCTTTACATACTGTCCAGCATTGATGTGATAACCGCGCTCAAGGTATTTCCGGGTCCGAACAATCGAACATAACGGATATTTTGATCCGATATAGTACAGCTCCTTGTTGATAATGCATTCAAGTGCTTTTTCTGGAAGAAATAATTCGTTGTCCCAGGAGCTCCATGCACATGTGCAGTGTGCAAAATCATAGTTCTTATGAATTTCCTCCACCTCGCCATAGAATCGAATTACAAGCTGCACCTTGTCTGTCAAAGTGATTGCGTTGCTCGTGATAAATCGAGGTCTGTACTTTTCGTTCTCCGTCTCCTGCTCCAAAGCTTCCTCAATCTCCTCTTCCGTGGATGCAAAATTATAGGAAATGTCACTCGTCTTTACTTCATCTTCATCTGCAATGCCCGTAGACGAAACAAAGCAGTCGATTTTTCCCGTTTTATCATCGCATCTTACCGAAACCGGCTTGTCCGGATGCTTTTCATTCCATTTTCCAACATAGTATGTTGCTACGGTCACACACGCTTCTTTGGTCCGGAAGTAAACATCATAATCATGGAGTTCTTCGCCAGTCAAAAGTGAAACAATTGCACCGCCAGTAACAATCACATTATCCCTTATAATCTTTTTGATGCTTTCGTCATCAATATTCAAAATCCAATCGCGCAACTTGTTATTCAAGTGCTTTCTGATGTTTTTACCATTCATCTCTATACCCTCCGAAATTTAATACCGTACTCACGCATAGCAGCTTCAAGCTGTGCGATCTGGAACGGATCAGCAACCACTTCATACCGTACGGTTCCCTCAGGTGCCGTTGCAGACCGCACCTCTTTTTCTTCCTCAAGAGCAACATCCGGCACAACTTCCGGTGCCGCCGGTTCTTCATGCACCAAAGTAGCTTTTCTCTGCTCTTCCTCTGCCGCTCTGCGTGCCTCCTCTTCTGCCTTTCTCTGCTCTTCCTCTGCCTGTCTCCGCAGGATTTCTTCCTTCTGCTTCTGGTACTGGTTCATGGCTGTAATGGCATCTGACAGTTCCAGCGTTGCCTTATACTTCGCCAGGCCTTTATCCTCAAACTCCGATTCCATCGCCCGGATAGTGTCCAGATCTTTCTCTACGTGCTCCACATGTGCTGTGATGGCTTCTGTGATAGCTTTCTGCGCGGTCGTGGAATTCTCCCATCTGCTGTCATAGATGCGATCCAGCGGCAGATACTCCATCACGGTTCCATGCTCCGCCATAATCCCGGTATAGATTTCACAGATCATCGCTTTCTTTGCTCCCACGCGCCTACGCTCAAACTCCTCGATCTGCCCGCTGATAAAGTCGATCGGTTCATCGATCAGCTTGTCCAGTTCCTTGACCTGCGCTTCAAAATTGGTATACGGCGCCATAAAAGTTTTCTTGATCTCGATTCGCCTGTCGTTCATGGCCTTTTTCAGCTTACGCAGGCTTGCCACCGTCCTTTTTGCTTCCGGCTGGGATTCTGCGGTAAACACCATCCCCTTGTACTCCTCCAGTCCTGCCGCAAGGGCTACCTTGATCTCTTCAAAGTTTGTCTCGATACTTCCGTTTTTCTGCTCTACTAATAAGTTAATTTCCTGCATCTTCTATCTCCTTTTCTTCTCTAAACCGCTCATCGCGGTCGTATATTGCTGCCAGTTTCTTTCTATGCCGCTGTGCCCGTGCCTGCTCCGCTTCGTATTCATCCCAGTCCGGCGCATCCGGCGCGATCTCAATCATCGATATACTCCCACTCTCCTTTGTCGCCATTGTCACTGATCTTAAGTCTCACTGCTGTCTCTGGCGAAACAGCCAGCACCCCGCTAATGCTCCCGTCATCCGTAACGGTAATAGTGGCAATTCCCGCAATGCCGACCCCTTCCAGTGTTTCCGGCAATTCCCGCAACACATCCACAAGATTGCACATATCCTTGTTACATAACCTTGCTTTCATTCAAAAAATCCTCCACTTCCAGCTGCGTCCATTCCGTTGCCCGGGTCATCCGCTCCATCTTCTCCTCGCGGCGCTGCCGTTCTGTCTCCCCGGTAACGCAGTCATCACACATACCATTCCGACCCTCGCCCGGGTCCATCATGCAACCGCAGCACCTACATTGATACTCGTACATTGACATATCCTCCACATCAGTGTTACAATAAACGCAGAAATACTTATGTATTCCTACGGTAAATAGCACCTGCGTTCGCCAAAACAGTCAGGGTGCTATTTTTTTGTCCAAATCGATAAACTCCACATCCGCATCCAGCCTGTCCCGTCTGCGGATAAAGTAAAAACATGCTTTCCGCCGCTCGGCTCTGCGCAGCTCCACCGACATGATCGCCAAGCCCGCCAATGATACCAACGCGCCTAACGAAATCACGGCAATGAGGTAGTAATAATAAATGTCGTCTGCATCACACATTCCACCGAAAAACATTATGCCGATTCCGACCGCCGTAATGATCTTGCCTATCCTTTTCAACGTTCTCACTCCTCGTATTATAAAGTAGTAGTGTTTATAGACCCTCTCCAAGGTCTGTATGCTATACTTTTGGAGATACTGTGGATTGTTTTC